ACTTTTCTTTTAATCTTTTCTTTTTTAATATAAGTTTGAGTTGGTTTTTCAACTAAATTATGTTTAACTAATCTGTCAAATTCTTTTTCAGCTTTTATGCCAGTATATTGTTCATTCTCATATAATTTTATTAAAAGGTTTTGTTCTAAAATCTTACCTCTTTCTAAACAATATTTTAATAAATGTTCTTCTGTTTTTATATAATTTTTTGTATAACTTATTGGGTCTTTTACTTTTATTGAATCAATTTTTTCCTGTGTAAGTCCAAGCTGTTCTGCTTCTTTTTTCCAAATAGATTTAAGTTCTTTTTTATCATAATTACCTTCCTTAAATTCTCTTGATTTTAATATTTCATTTTGTTTAGTAATGGCACTGGCATCTTCTCCAACTTTGCTTTTCATTTTTTCGGCTCTATTAGAAAAGTTTTTTCTTTGTTCGTCAGTTATTCCTCTTACCTTAAAAGAATCAACCTTATTTTTTTTACCATCTTCAAGAACTTCTTCTTCTTTTATTGGCTCAATAACATAACCAATTTCTCTTAAACCATTAGCAAGTTCTGCTCTAAATAATGTGCCTAAAAGCTTTACAGTTTTATGATAAAATACTTTATTAAAATAAGTTCTCCATTCTCCATTTTCGTTCATAATTCTATCGGGAACAACACAATGAACATGAGTATGAGGGTCTGGTCTATTTCCCTCACTTGTTCTTGCTGTTCTATGTATATAATTCATAGAAAGTATTTTAGCATTTCCAACGTAGTCACTTTCTTCTTTTCCAGTTTTTCTTTTTCTATAAACAGTAAGTTCTTCAATTTTATTCAATGCTCTTTCTGTAGCTTTAACTAAAATATCATCATAAACTTTAGTATTTTTTTCATCTAATTCTGCCAATAAAGAAAAATCTTTTGGAGTATTAAAAGTAAAATCAATACCATAAGACATTGTATCTTTTTGACCTTTTCCTTTCATTTTAGCATCAGTATAATTTCTAACATTTTTTTCTTTAAATAAAAACTTTTTAGTTTTAGGGCAAAAACCAGATATATAATCTTGTAAAGCTTCTATATGAACTTTCTGCTTATCAATTTCTAATTCTTTAGCAACTCCTCCAAAATAAAAACTTTCTTCAACAGTTTTATTTTTATCTTTTTTATTTTCAGCATAGTAATCATCAGCCTTCTTAAATTCTTCTTTTTGATAGTATCCAGTTGATTTTATTGGTATAAGTGATAACATTTTCCTTCTCCTTAATAGTTCTTTTTATACACGGAGGGTAAAAACCTTTAATTGTTGTTTCTTAAGCATTTTTAATGATTTTTGTTTTTTCAAAATACACTATTTTTTTAATACTTAATAACTCTAACTAACTTATACACGGGGAATTATCCAATGTTTATACGGGGCTTGCCCCGTGTATAGGGTGTATGTTTTTTTGCCTCTCTAATTAATTAAAGCAAAATAAAAAGTGAAGTCAATTTTTCCGGACAATTTTATTTTATAAGTGGTTTTTACTTTGTTTTTTAATGGTTTGAGCTATATATTAGGTAAAAGTGTTACTTTAAAAAGTGTACATAGTAACGGGGTAATTTCAAGTTTGCCAATTTTCTAATTTACAATATAATCATTTTATGTGGTTATATAATAAAGAAGAATTAACGGATGAAAATATTCCAAAAGATGCTATTGGTTTTATCTATTTGATTACCAATATGACTAATGGCAGGATGTATGTTGGAAAAAAACTTTTAACCAAAGCTGGAACAAAACAGGTCAATGGTAAGAAGAAAAAAATCAGGAAAGAAAGTGATTGGAGAGATTACTATTCATCAAGTCCTGAATTAAAAGCAGATGTAAGTTTACTTGGAAAAGACAAATTTAGAAGAGAGATTTTATACTTCTCTTTCTCGTTAGCTGTTCATAATTATCTTGAAGAAAAAGAGCAATTTCTTCGTGGAGTTTTAGAAAAAGACCTATACTATAACTCAAATATTAGAGCAAAAATATTCAAGAAAAACATTATTGGGAAGATTGGAAAGCAATAAAACTAATATGATATAGCCTTTTGAGCCCTTTATATAGAAGTAAGTTTTATAATAGCCAACCACCAATAATAAGAATAGTTAGGAATCGAACCTACCGTCAAATATATAAATATACTTCATGAAACACCAGTTTATGACTATCTATTCTTAATTAAATTATATACTAATTTATAGATTTAATAAAGTCTGTTTTAGCCTTATTTTGATTTTTACACAGCTCAAAAATCTTCTTATTTTCAACAAATTTATTTAATATTTCTTCAAAACTTCCATCTTTTGGAATCAAATAATCTTCACAATCAAGCATAATTTCTGGTGATGGACTAACAGATTTTTGATAAATAATTGGAGATTTAGAAGCACAACCAACCATAAAAAAAGTGATAATGGCAATTAGAATTTTCATATTTTCATTATCCAATTTTCTAATTTACAATCTTTTTTAGATAACTTTCTTTCAAGTTTTCTTGCTTCCCATTTAGTTAAAATTATCTTTCTTACTTGTTTTTGAAAACTAATATCTTCACTATAAAATAAATCATAATATTGTGTATATCGTCTTTGGTCTTTTATCATTCTGCTTATAAATTTATTTACATCTATCATTTTATCTCCCCCAATATTTCCACAAACTTTGTATAATCTTCATCAGTTAATTTACAATTTTTATACTCAATTTTAGTAACAATCTTTTCAACTTCTTTAATTTTATCTTTATAAATTGTTTTAATTTCAACATCTTTTTTGATAGATTTTTCAGCTAAATCATCAGTCAATTTTTTAATTTTAAGATTATTTTCTTCAATTATTTTTAATTGTTCTTGCTCCAATTTTAGATATTTTAGTTCAGCTTTATCATATCCTATTGAATAGATTTTATATAAAAATATTGAATAGATAAGACTGGCAATTAGAAAAATCAATATATATTTTAGATAATTATTTTTGATTAAAGTGAGTATAAAATTCATATTTTTAGTTTCCAATTTTCTAATTTACAATCAGGTAAATTATACTCTAATTGTTCTTTTAAGTAAACTTTTCGCTCATTATTAAGATGGGTTAAAAACTCTTGCTGTGGTATAATATCACTATCAGGAAACTCACAATTAAAACCATTTAAAACATTTTGATTTTTAAACTTATAGACATATTTAATATAGTGAATATCATAATCATAAACTACTTTATAGACTACAAAATCAAGATAAGTTTCATCAGTTAGGGCTACTGGATAACTTGTCTCAATAAAGTTTAGAACATCTTCAAGCAGTATACTGGCAATTAGAATTTTGCCATCATGTATCTGTTGAATAACTTCATTTCTGGTTAGCATATACTTCTTTAATATATAAATATAACTCTTCTTTTGTTTTAATTTCTTCTGGAATAACTATACCTCTTTGAAGAAAAAAAGGCTTTACTTTTTCAATATCAAAGTCTGGTAATTCTCCAAATATTTGGCTTAAACTTACTTTTGCTCGCATTTAATTTCCTTTTTATTTTATAATATATTGGCAATATATAAAACCAATAATAAGCATTAACATTAAAAACTTTTGCTGATTATTCATAAATCATCTATCCCAGGAATAAAAGCAATAAGACCAGCAACAAATGTTATCATAAATAAAAAATAAGCATTCCAAAAGTTTCTTTCTGTTAAATCATTTCCACCATACCACATTAAAAATAAACCAAAAAAATATATGGTAATAAAAATTGATATTCTTCTTTTACTCATATATTAACTCCAAAATGTAAAAAAGAAAATTGGATTAAACAGAACAATAAACATTAAATAACTCATTTTTTTCTCCTCTTAATAGATTCAGTTGTAATAGTTCTCAACCAAAAATTTATCGCAGTTGTAATAATAACAATATACATATATTTATCTTGGCTTGTCTCTTTAATGAAATCATAATTAGCTTCTAATACAGTTAATATTGCTATAATAAAGTTTATCCAGATTGTTTTTGATTTATACCATTTTTTCATTTTTCTAATTTCCATTTATATTTATTTGGGTCAACTTCAAAGTGAGGTCCATCGATAAAAGTTTTGAAATCGCCTCCCCAGGTAATATCAGCATTTAATTCATTTGCTGCTTCTTTAAATTTATCAGCTAACTTTTTATATTCTTTAATGTCCCATGTAATTTTACCATTAATTACTACAGCAATATCAACAGCATGACCAGTAAGATGTTTACTTTTTAAAGTTTTAGTTTTCTTTTCAGCTAAGAGTTTTTTCTGTTCTTCCAATGTTCTAACACCAGAAGTAATAACAAAAGAATATTCTGGTAAATCTTCAGTAATAATTTCTACTGCTTTATTAACAATATTAATTAAAACAGGATGAACACCTTTTAAATTATTTTTAGAGCGAGTATTAAGTTCCATAGTTTATCCAAAATTCTAATTGCCATTATGGTGCTGGTTGTAGGACTTGAACCCACTGCCTTCTCATTACAAGTGAGATGCTCTACCAGATGAGCTAAACCAGCACTGGTGGAGGTAGTCAGGATCGAACTGACGAAACCTTTTGCATGCCATGCAAACGCTCTCCCAACTGAGCTATACCCCCATTAAAAAACATTATATAAAAATGTATTAGTATTGGCAAATAAAAAAATCCCCAGAAATATTTCTATAACTGGGGACTTAAGACTTAGAAAGGATCAGTCTACTCAAAACTTTATTCTTATTATTATGGGTTTAATTATACAGACATTTTAATTTTCTGTCAATCATTTTTTCCATAGCATATTCAATAAATTAATTGGGTTAGATTTAATCTTTTCAATATCAATATCTTGAGTAAGTGATGGATCTTTAATTCCACTTGTAACATCTTTATATATTTTATTCTTTTTAATTTCATAAAAAATACCTTCACTAATTCCATATTTTTCACAAGCATCTTTATAATATGTTAATTTTCTAATCTCTCTAACTTGCTCATCAGTCAATTTTCTATGTTTATTTATTAATGGTCTTTTAATTGGAATATAGTCAGGGTCAACATTATATTTATTAGCTAATATATCCCAAACATGATTTTTTGAAATATCAAATTTTTCAGCCAATTCTTCAACTGATAATTTACTGGTTCTAATTTCTTTAGCATCTTCCATTGTAAGTTTTGGCTTCCATCTAACTCTTGGAGTATAATTTGGGTCAAAATAAGTTTTATTATTTCTTATTAAGACAATGGTTGAAACACTAACATTATAAACTTTACAAATCTTTTTATTAGCCATATTGCTATCTCTAATAAACTTTACTTCTTCATCTGTAAACTTTCTTGCTTCTTTTTTGTTAGGGTATAATGATTTTACAACTTCTCCAGTTTGAAACTTTTTAATTTTATCTGCTCTTAATCTTTGGATATATCCAGAATGAACACCATAAATTTTAGCAATTTCTCCATTAGAAATATCGGGATTTTCTTTTATATATTTAATTTGAGATTCAGTAAAATTAACATCTCTTTTCTTAGGTCTTGGTTTATACATTGGATCATAGTGGCTATCATTATTAACAATTAAAGTAATAGTAGATTGACCTGAATTAAACATTTTAGCTAATTCAGTAATATTATATTTTCCATTGGCATATTCTTGACGGATAAAATCAACTTGTTCTTGATTAAAATGTTTACCTTTTTCTTTTTTGAAAAAATCTTCAGTAAGATTAAAAACTTTATCTTTTTTCTTATAGGTTGGTTTTTCTCGTTTTATCTCATTACCATCTTCATCCCAGTTATAACTATAATCTTCATCGTGATAAACACCAGTATTATTGATAACATGATAAATAACAGTAACAGAACAATTAAATTTATTACAAAACTCTTTAACAGAATATTTATCAATATTTTTTCGAATAAATGCCACCTCTTCATCGTTTAAGATTTTTCGTGCAGCATTTATTCGTCTTGAGTTTTCTATCCATTCCTCGTTACTAAAATATTCTTTTTTCTCTTCCATAGATTAATCCTTTATAATTTCAAATAATGTGCTTTTAATAAAAAAATCAAGAGAAACAAAAAACATTGATAAAGCATAAAGTAAATCAATAGATAATTCTAATTTGAAAAAATAACAAACAGGATAAGATAAAAACAAAGCAGAAATAAAAGATATTATAAATACTTTAAAACCAGCAGATAATATTTTTAACATTTTATTCTCCTTTAAATTGTTTAGCATCTTTGACTTTAATGGTAAAATTTACAGCTTCGCCATTTTTGAGTTCTAACATTCTCAATCTTTGCTCTAAATCTTCCTGCCTATCTAATAAAGTTTGAATTATTTTATGTTGAGCATCTAATAACTGGTAAACCAATACCATATCTTTAGCAAAGAATTTTAAAAATAATGCTTTCATTTTTCCCCCAATTTCTTTTCAAGTTCAGTAAGTCTATCATTTAAGATTCTGTTAATCTCTTGTTGTTCTTCAAGCTTTCTATAAAGGTTGTAAATATCTTGATAAAAATGCTTCATAAACCAGTGCTTAATTGTATTCATATATTTCTCCTTAATTTAAAAACAAAAATGGGTCAAAGGGGTCAAAATTATATTCTATCATTTTTTAATCTCTATTTTATAATTGGTTGACTTAAGATTAAATTCTAAAATGAGTAAAACACCCATAACACATAAAATAGTTTGTAGTGAGTTTTCTAAATTGATATTATCAACAAAGAATAAAATACCCCAAGCACTAATAAATTTTAAGATAAAATAAACAATGGTATTAATCATACTTTCATCCCCCTTGCTTGCTTTTGTTTGGTTGGTAAATCTCTGCCTAATCTTTGTTGAAACAAATAAGTTTCATATTCTTTTTCTTTGTGAGCAATAGCTGGAAGCATAGAGTCAAACATTTGCTTGATGATAATTGGCATCATCGTTTTGAAAAAATCTTTATTGATAAAGTTTTGGATGTTTCTTTCTGTGAAAACATTATAGTTAGTAATTGAAGTATCATCATAAAAATGAAGGTCAATAACTATCTTTGCTTCTGTTTCATCGTTAATAAAGAAAACACCACTTTTTTGACCTGCTGAGTTTCGGTATCTGTAAGAGTGAACATAATCATCAAGATATTCAGTTAGCTCTTGCCAGACTTCATCTGTGTTAAAATCATACATATATTTCTCCTTAATAGTAGGGGAATTATAGGGACATTTTAGATTTTTGTCAACAGATTAAAAAGGTATATCAAAAGGGTCAAAATTAGCAGTAATTTCAAAGGGATTGACCTTAGCAGGCTTAATGATAATAAGCTTTAATTCTGGTCTACTGTATTGCCATTGCTTGGCACATTCTTGAGTTCTAAATTCACGAATACAGCCAAAGTCATCATGGAGTTGGTATCTCCATTTTAATTTATCAAGCTTTTGTTTCATGTAATTAGTCATATATTAAATAATAGGGACAAATTATTGATTGTCAATATTTTTAATAATTTCTTCTTGTTTTCTTATAAGGATTTCTTTTTGTTTGAGGTCTTGTAGTTTATCTATATTATTTTTAACTACTTTATCAATGTTGACTTTTTTATTAAGGTATTTTTCTTGCCATCTTAAATAATGCTCTGTATCTCTTTTTATACTGAATCCTAAACTGCTTTTTTCTGTGGCATATTCTTTTATGTTGGCAACTGGTAGAGCATTTAACAGTTTACATTCTTCTATCATTTCTTCTTTTGTTAGCTCGTATAAATTATATTTAATGTTGGTATAATCTTCAAAATTTACTTCTAAAATTAAATAATAATCTAAGTCTTGCCAGGGTCGTATTTGTTTACAATTTATCGTATTGGTTTCATTATCTACAAAACTACATTTAAACTCTATATCGTGTCCTAAATGGGTTTTAAAATCTCCACAATCCCAAGAGCTTGGAGTAATCTCAAAATTAAAGTGATAACAGAAATAAGCCTGTATTCTAACACCCCATATTTGAGTTGGTAAATGCCTACATCTTAAAAAGAACGGTTTGGGCATTAAATCAAAAGCATATTGTTTATCAGTTTTGAAAGACGACTTGAGGGTATCAAATATTTGATAAATCTTAATTAAATCATCGTCTTCAAATTGTGCCATCCAAACAAACCAAAAAAATATACATACATTTTATATATACAAAAGTTAATTTTGTCAAATAGTAGAAAAAAGAAAACCCCCAGTTTTTTAAGCTGAGGGTATCTTTACACTATTAAGGAGGTCATGAAAAATCATAACTGTTGGTATTGTAGGGCAATTTAAAATAAAAGTCAATTAAATAATTTAAGTATATAAGAAATAACAGCAAAAACACCAACAACAGCAGAACCTATAACTGTGATAACTTTCCAACCACCTCTTTGTTTATTTAAGTATTCTTCTATTTTCTTAAAATTCTGTGAACTCTCTTTTTGCATCTCATCAAGTCTTGTCATTATAGATTTTTCAAGTTCTATAATCTTTTTTTCTAACTTAATATCGCTTTCTTTTAAGTGGTCAACAGTTGTTTCCAGCCTTATGATTTTATCTCGTAATTCTTGCATGGTTTATCCTAAAAATATCAATTCCCATTATTATAAACAATAATTTTATTTTGTAAAAATTAAAGGGGGACATTAAAGGGTAGAAGTATAATCAAAACCTCTTCCAAAGCTTCTATTTACTTTATATATAGACAAATTGACAGAACTTTGAACTGATCCAAAATCTGCTATCTGCTGACTGCCAAGATAAGTAAATGATAAAGTTGTGCTTGTTAAGGTTCTAACCACTGCTCCAGCTTTGTAAATATCCATTTCATAATAATCCCCATCTGGGTCTAATGGGTCAAGTGTATTATTAAGAACGGCTTGCCCTCTCATTCTTTTATTAAACTCTATAACCAAATCTCCGTCATCGTTTCTGTTAGGAATAACATTAACAACAGAATAAGGTTTTAATCCAATAGCATCATTTTTAAATTTAATGCTTGCCACTTCTTCTGTGCTTTGCCCAACACTAACACCTTTATAGTATTTATAGACTCCATACATATAGTCGCTCTTATTAATTCTTGCTATAGAACTATTATCAAAATTAAAAAATATAAATTGTTTATTAATTGCCAATTCTGGTATATATCTTTCTGTTCCAAATCTACCTCTTAATAATCCAGATAATATATAAGTATTAGGGGCTACAAGTTCAGCATTCATAAACTGTAACAATTCATTACCAATTAAGCATAAATTGTCTCCGTTCAATAAATCTTCTCTTGTAATAGAATACAATTGACCAGATGAGCTAACTTCAATTCTTGATAAATAATCTATTGTATTTAATTGATGGTTAGAATTATCAAAATTAATCACTTTACCTGTTTTTGTTTTCTGTGTAAAAGTTGCTTGAGAAAAATAATCGCCATCTCTTTGACTGCTCTTAAATATATCAGCACCTCGCCAAGTTCCATCAGTAGAACCATCAATAACAGCATAATTTCCACCGTCATTATCTTTAATATCAAAAATAGGAATATCTAAAATAAAAGCAAATGATTGAGCAGGGTCAAAAACACTATCTAAAGTGCTTGAACCAGTATCAGCACCGTCATCACTTTGAGTATAAACTGTAGCCTGTTCGCCTTCGCCTTCAAATCTTATAATACCTTGGCTTTCATCTTTACCAGTAATTCTAATAAAGTATTGTTGACCGTCTCTTTCAACGACAACTACATCAGTTGGCTCTATATCAATATAATCATAATTAGTTTCAAATTGGTATTTATCTCTTGTAATATAGGCTTGATACATTAATCTCTCAGCAATCTTTTTAGCCTCTTGTGCTGTAAACACTATTGGGGCTTCAACTGTTTCTATATTGTTAGTAGTATTAATAACTCTTTGAGCTTGTTGGTTATTTTGTTCATAATCTTTAGCAGAATCATAATAAACCACATTCAAAGTTTTAGGCAATTCTACTTCTTGTATTCTTTGAGTTTTAAATAAGGTTGTATTATCTTTGTTGTTAGTGTAAAAATCAGCACCAAGTTCTCCTTCTGTAATAGTAGCAACTGGCTCTCTTCCTCTTACTGTAAATTTTAAAATACCATTACTCTCAACAGCATCAAAATTATAAAATACTGCTAATGTTTCAAATAATTGTCTAACTGTTATTTGTCTATCTCGTTTAAAACCTCTTACAGCAATAGCATCAAGTTCAGTAGTATCTAACAGTCCATCGCTAATTCCAGCTTCTAAACAAGCATCTTTAATTAAGTCGCCAAGCATATAATCTTCTTGATTAAATCTATTTTCAGCAAAAAGTAAAACTTCTAATGAACCAAAAACAGGAGAACCAAATTCTGTTTTAATAGTTGGCACAACATAACCATCCCAAGCACTGCTATAAACTGCTTGATATTGATCTATCTGCCAATAATCAGCAAACTCTATATTATCTATCTGTATAAATCTCTCTTCTAAATTATTAAGATTAATAGCACAGATAAATTTAAACTCGTTGCTTGGATCTCTAATGGTAAAATATAATCTATTTTTATCTAATGAATAAGCTAAATTAAAATCATTATTTAAAGTAACACCAGGATTTTCTGGATCTGAAAATGTAAAACTTTTAACAGCTGCCAATGTGTCATTAGTTAAATTAATTTTTTTAACATAAAGTAAATCTCTATTAAAACTATTAAAATAAACAACATAAGCAACACTTAAATTAGGATTTACAAACAAATAACTTTGGTCATAAATATCATCGCTTGTTATTTGTAAAAATCTATCTGTATATATAGCACCATCTTTTTGAACTTTATTAAGCCAAATAGAAGTGCCCCCAATAGTTGGCTCATGTGTTAAATAATATATTTTAGCATTATTATTATTGATAGCAGAACCTAAAGCTTGATCGGGGTTAGAAGTTGGGTATATAGTGCCAATAAACTCATTTTCAGTTACATCATAAGCAATCATGCCAGCTTGAGTAAAACTATACATTTTATCAATGCTATAATTAGCACCATAAATTTGTTCAAAAGTAAAAGAACATACTTGAGCAAAAGCAGGCTTAGGAACTCCACCAGAATAAGCCTCAACTTTTTTAATAATTAAAGTATCTTTATCAACAATATTAAAAGTCAAATCTTGGCTAACAGTTCCACCATAACTATAAACTAAGTCTCCATCTGTGTTAGTGCCAACAAAACCACCAAGCCAATCAGTATAATAAGCACTATTAATAATGGTCATTGTTTTAGGATTAACTTTTGATATAACAGCCTCGCCAAAACCAGCATTAACAGTATATAAATATTTAGTAACTGGATGCTCTATAATAGATTGAATTTGTGAAACTTCTTGGCTTTGGTCATTAAACCATTCATAATGATCTGAACCTATTTCTCTTGGATAAAGTTTATCATTATTAATATTGCCATTTTTTCTAACAATCTCAAACTCTAATTGAGGTAATTGGTTGCTAAAATCGCCAAGTGGTAAATTTTCAAAAACAACATAAGCAATACCTCTAAAGCCAGGTGTATAATCTCCGTGTTTTTCTTGTATTAATGAATCAGGTTCTTGTGTTTCTGTTCCAAGATATATTCTCATATATGGAGCAATATTTGTAGTTAGTCCTGTATTATTGTTAGCCACATTATAAACAAGTTTTTTATTAGCCCATATTCTTCTTATTCCAGATATTTCACTATCATGAATTGCTAAAGCAAAACTGGATGTATATGAATAAGTTGTTGATTCAACTTTAGGACCACCACCTTTTCCACCACTTGCTCTTTGAGTTTCTACTTTTTTAATTTCTTTAAAACCACCAAACCAAATAATATTTCCTGCTGTTCTAAATGTTCCCCAACCTTTAGTTATAGGTATTCCGTTCGTATTCGTTTGAATATTAAAAGTGTTTAATCTTGGGCCTTCTTGTTTTTGAGTTGGAGCAAATAAATAATTACCAGCCATAGAGCCTAAGCCCCAACCAATTTGAGCACCAATTGGGCCGCCTATAGCACCACCAACAACACCACCAACAACACCTAAAGCTAATCCTGCCATTTTTTAATCCTCTATGTTTTCAAATTCAAATACACTAACTATTTTATTTTTCCATTTTTCATCTAAGTCATGTATAATAACTTTTTCAGCAGTGCTATAAGCATGAATAATTTTATTATTTGGCATATATAAAGCAAGATGCTGAGGATTTTGTAAAAACCTAAAAAGTATTATATCTCCTATTTTAATATCTGTAAAAGTCTTTTCTTTTGCCGTTCCTTGTAATAATGTTTTTCTTAAGCTAACACCGTCAGGCTTTGCTGAATAATTTCTCATATCAACAACATTACCTTTATACAATTTACATTCTTTGGCTAATTCAACAATAAAACCAGCACAATCTAAACCAACACCTTTTTTTCTTCCTTGATGATGAAAAGGAGTGTCTAAATATTCTAAAGCCTTTTTACATACTTCTTCTCTTATCATTTGTTTATAATCTCCCCACTTACAGGAATATAAGGCTCTCCCCTAAAGTTGACAGAGTTATTAAATATTTCTGTGCAAGTTTTAATTGTTTTATTACAGCCTCTAACAATTTTAAAAGTATCTCCAACAGCAATTAAATAATTTGCTGGAATCTGTAAATCAATAATATTTCCCCATGTGCTTTTAACTTCATAAACAAGGTTAGTATTTAAACCACTTGTAAAAAGAATTGAGCCACCATTATAATAGCCATTAGGTGCTGTTAAATCAGCATAAATTCTAAGATTATTTTCTAATCCATTAACAGAAGATAACTCGCTAAAATCATCAGTATTAACACCACATCTATTATCGCCAAATCTTGCTCTACAAGTAGTTTGATAAAGTTGACCTGTTTTGTTGGTTAGCTCTTGTTGTAATCCTCTTATTTCAGCAACAAACTTTCCATCTTGTATTTTTACTTCGCCTAATTTACCAACTCTTTTAATATTGACTTTATTCCAATTATAAGGAGTATCAGCCCAATTAAGTTCAGCAATAATAACATCGGCATAATCATATTTGCCATATTTTAAATCTGCTTCTGTTATTCTGTCATCTTCTAAAAAACCTTCTATATCTAAGTTATCCACATTGAATTGAGAAGTTGAACTAACAGCAGAAGGAGTCATGCCAGAAAATGCTTTATAAGTTACTCCATCACCCATTAAGATATCTTTATCAAAAGAAGTAAAGCCCATTACTTCCCCATTTCTTAAAGTTAATTTAACAATTTGGGCTAAAGTTTGTTCTGGTTGTTTATAGTGTTCTAATAGTGATATTGGAATTTGTTTCATTATTCCCTCACTTCAACTAAAGGTATTTGATTCCAAGAATAAACATTATAATTATCAATACTAACAGGCATGGAGTCAGTATTAAATCTAACATAAAAATCAAACTCGCATTCGCAAGTAAAAACTGTTCCTTCTGGATAGCTTGCTGGAAATTGTAAAGTAACTTCGCCAGTATCTATATTGACTTCAAAACCAGATAATACTTGAACACCATCAGCATAAAGTTTAAATGTTCCATCTACTATTTTTGTTATTCTTCTTCTATAGGTGGCATACTTTTTCCAAACAAGTAAAGTATCTGTTACTGGTCTTGTAAGTTCGCTGGTTTCTTCAATTAATTTATATTCAGCCCAATTTTTAAATCTAAAAGTTCCAGCTCTTCCACCAACTTGATAAAAGAAATTAATTAATTCATCTAATTGGTCTTGAGTTTTTAAACCATGAGCACATTCAAACTCATATATTGGGGTTTCCCAAAGTCTTATTCTTTTTTCTGCTCCGCTGGCTACTGTTACAACTTGAGTATTAAAGTTGGGGCCACCAGTTGCCCCATAACTTATATCTTCTGGAAATTTTAACATATCTTGCTACCTATTTTATTTATTTTCATTATATAAATAAAACTATAATATAGCAATACAAATTAATTATTCCTGCTTCCTCTTGTCAATGCTCTTTGTAGTTGTTGAGCCACTTGAGTCTCACTATTTCTAAAGCTTTGATAGTCTTTTGTTTGAATAGTAACATTAACAGTATTATTACCACCAACCATTTTAGAACTATCTTTATTGCTCATTACATAACCACTTTGACCAGGATAAAATAACTCTGGGCCTCTTTCGCCAACAACATAAGCATTACCTGCTCTGGCATATCCACCATCAGCAAAGAAACCACTGATAAAGCCACCTATTTTATCAAATAAGCCACCACCAGCTTGACCTGTTCCAAAAAGGTTAGAAACAAAACCACCAAGACCACCTTCAGATCTATTATCTGGGAATATAGATCTATAAAGTGCTTTGCCTAAGTCTTGAGCAATCATAGAATTTATAGTGCTAACAATATTACCAGCCATATCTTTAAAAGCATCTTCAACAGATTTAGTTCCGTTCAATACATCGCCAAAGAAGTTTTCAAAACCTTTACCAACAGCATTGTTAATATCTAAGGCAACTTGATCAGTAGTTCTCTTTAGTTTTTCTAATTCTAATTTTTTCTGTTCAATCAATAAAATATCTTTTTTATCTTTATTTTCTTTTTTCTCTAAAATACTTATTTCTTCTTTAAGTAATTTTACTTGATCTTCTTTTATCTTTTTAATACTTAAATTATTATCAAAAAGAGTAGCACCATTCTCAACCAAGAATTGAATTCTTTCTATCTCAACATCTTTTAATTGAGAGCTAACAGATAAATCTTCTAATTTTTTCTTATATTGATCAGAGGTTATAGCATTTCTTGTTTTAGCTATATTTAACTCTAAATCAGCTAATGTTTTTTGATCTTGCTCTGTGAGCTTAGTAATATCTTTGTTTTTCAATAAATGTCCTATTTCTTTTTGATAATTAGCAATTTTTAAGTTTTGTAATTTAACAATATTAGCCTCATCTTCAGCAGTTAGACCTATCAACTCTTTTTTGATATTTATTTTTTCTATTTCAGTATCATATCTGCTATTAACTAATTCTTGTAATTGAATTTTATCCTTAATCTCTTTAGCATTAAAATCTAAAACACCTAATTGATAGTCTTTTTCTATCTTATTTCGCTTTACCAATAAATCGTTGGCTTGCTGTTCTAATTTTGTTTTATCTTCTTGTTTTCCAGCAACAGGAATAGCCTTTTGTAATAAAGCTATTTGTTTATCAATCATATTTAATTGAAACTGATAATCAGTCTCCATTAAATCTCTTTTATTTTGATAATATTCTTCAACATCTTTTAGTTGAGCATTATATTGAGACTCGTTATATTTTTGTAAATAATCAATATTATCTTTACCAAGTTTTAATTGATTTTCTAATTCTTTAACTAAAGCACCAGCCATAGCAGAAGCATTAACAGGATCAAAACCCATTCTTGTGCCATCAACACCTTTACCATCTTTTCCTACAGCATCAATAACACCTTGAATTTGAGCATAAAATGCTTTAGCAAATTGAGCCTTTTCTTTATCGTATCTTCCAGTTTTTAATTTAGCTGTGATAGTATTCCAAGATTCATCAATAATAATATTAGAAAAATCAATTTGTGCTTGGTCTTCTTTTAGTTTTTGTTTATATTTTTCAAAGCCTTCGCTAAAATCAAAAGCCTTAGATGCTGATTCTTTAGCACCAGCAAAATCTCCTTTAACAACTTTCATTAAAGCAGTTGCTAAATCTCCAAGTGAACTAATACCACCTTTTATAGCACCAACAATAGCACCAAATATAGCATCGCCTATTAAATTAACAGCAGGAATAACTTTTAATAATCCACCACCTAATAAAGAAATAAAACCACCAACTATTTCTCCTAATTTAACAAAAGCAGCAGTAACAACATCAGCAAAATCATAAGCACCATCAATAAGCAATTTAAAAGTGTGAGCTTTATCAATAAAATCTAATAATTGCTGACTTTTATCTAATTCTTCATTGGTTGTAAATAAAGATTGAATAAAACCATTAATAGCAGGTAATGCTGGAGCAAAACCCATAGCAATATCATTTTTAATAGTATTGCCTGCTACTTTTAAACTTTTATCAAATTCATCAGTAACAAAAGCAGTGGCTCTTATGGTTTCTTTTAATTGATTGGCATTGTTTAAGATAGCCTTTACTCTTTCATCTTGACTGGCATCTAAAACTTTTAATCCTTGCTTACCAAAAACATCTTTTAATAATGTTAATTGTTTTGCTTTATCTGCTGTTTTAGATGTGCTATTTAATATTTTTTCAAATATATCTCCAACATTACCAGTTCTTAAATCTTTTAAAGTAACCCCTAATTGATTAAAGGTAGTTCTTAATTTTTCATCGCTAAATGCTTTTGTTATATTAGTGCTTAGATCAGAAAATGATTTTTTAGTATCTTCTGCTGACATTCCAACCAAAGTCATAGCATCAGTAAAACCTAATGCCTTTTCTACAGATACATCAAAATTATCGGCAATATCATTAAGATCAGCAAATTTTTGAAATGATTCACTAACGGTTTGAGCTGCTTTACTAACAAGAGCAAACCCAGCAACTGCTCCAGTAGCAATAGTTGCTAAACCTTTTAATCTTCCAGATATTGTATCAAAAGCTTGTTTAGTATTATCAGTTGCTTTTATATATATATTTGCTGTATTCGTATTCATTGCCATAATAGATAACCTTTTTTATTAAATCTATTATAAACAATTATTTATTTTTGACAATTTTAAACTGTTTTTCAATCTCTTTAGATAATTTAGGCATATTTAATTGAACTATATCATACATGTTTAATTTTTTAGTCCACTTTACACTTGTTATAAAACCAATATTTACTCTTTCATTTTTTTTAATAGATTTTTGCCCTGTTTGTTTTCTTTGATAAGCTCTAAAATTAACTAATAATCTTCTATCTTCACGAGTATTTCTTGCCCAAATAATAGTAATACTTCCTTTTTTTTCAAAAAATAAATTTTTATTACTTGCTAACTGAGCTAATAGTTTTCTAAATCCAATAGTTCCAAGACCTTCTTTAACAGTTCCTTTTCTAAAAGCAAGAGGTATAACAACTTTTCCAGCACTTCCACCTTTTGCATGAACTCCCATCCATTTAATTCCTGAATAAAAATGTAATGCTGGTATTTTATTTGTTTTTCTAAAATAAACTTTATAAACAAAAGATTTTAAAATAGCTTGCCTTCTTACTTTTAAAGTATTAGAAACATCAGTCCTTATTTTATCTCTTATTTCTTTACCAAACTCTTGCATAGCTCTTCTTGTTGCTAACAATAACTGTGCTTGAAAGTCTCTTCTATACTTCCTTAATCCTTCTGCTTTTAATAATTCTCCAAACTCAAATTTTAGATCCATTTTTCTTGCCTTTATATTTCATAGAGTCAATAAGTGCTTGAGCCTTTTTAACTTCTGGTGTGTTGGTCTTATTATCATATATTTTATCAAAATTGTTAATAGTCTCTTTTATAAGACATATATACTCAATATAATCTTTGACATTTTCAATATCATATAAGTCCATCATAAGCTTAAAACCGACCCAATCAACTGACTGATTGTAATCGGTTATATCATTGAAAATTTTTAAGGCTAAATCTAATTCTAAATCTTCTTCAGGTTCTTCTTGATAAAGAGTTACATTTGAATAAATGCTTTTTTTATCTTTATCTTTTTCTTTTCTATTTAAGAAGATGATTTGTTCAATTCTGTATTGGAGTTCTCTTTTTTTTTGTTAGCCTGTTCTGTAAATTCTAAAAAGTCTTTAGCAATACTTTCATAAAGAGTAACTAAAACCTCTTGATTTTTTCCTAAATACATTTGAACATATTCAATATCATATTCTAAATCTGTTTCTAATTCTGTTGGGGTAAAATCTTCTAATTTTTCAGCAACATGTTTAATCTTTAAGCCAGTAGTATTTTTGATACAAGAAAGAATAAGCTCTATTTCAAAATCAGTAGAGTTTCTTTTTAATCTGCTTGCTAATCTTTGAAACTCTAAATAATCCATTTTTTTAAGAGTAAAAGTTACTCCGTTTACTTCTTTTGTAATATATTGTTGAGCTTTTAATCTTTCCTTAATACTTTTCATATTTGTTCCTTATTTTTAATAAAAATTATTATATATAAATAAGATAAAATTAGCAATACAAATTATAAATAAAAAAACCCCCAATCGCTGGGGGCAAAACTCAAAGTAGAGAGTTTTGAATTAGATCAATGAAGCCTCATTGTTTACAACAGTGATTTTAATTGATTCGTTGTATGTTGTGCTTAATGGGTTATTGTCTAACAAAGCTGTAAATGATAATTCTAAATTAATTAAAGACTGACCACCAACTTTAGGAACTGGATCACCAGAGTATTTAATTCTTGGCAAGAAGAATTCTACAGTGCTTGCTCCGTTAGTAAATGTTACTTTTAAATTATCTTCAGTTCCGTTTACTGCTTTAGAGATTAAAGGTAAAGCCATATCAACACTTAAAGGAAGAGTGAAAGAACCAGAAACCTCAAAACGACCAGGTGTTAAAGCAGCACTTTGATCGGAACCAATGGCTCTTGAATCTTCTAAATTGTTAGTTGCTTCTAAAGATAGGTTAGAAAGAACATTATAAGCAACACCACCAATTTCAACACTTGCTCTAATACCGTCATGGAAAGCATGAGAAAGTTGTGTAGGAGTTGGGTCTAATTCTGTGCCAGATTGAATATAGCTCTTAGCCAAAAGACCAATAGAACCAGTAGCAATAGCATTAGGAGTAGCATTTAAAGAAAATGTGTTTATCTTACAGCCTTTAAATACGAAACCAACATCAATATCGCTATGCCATTTTTCAATAGTTAAGAATTTAGGGCCATCAGCAACCAATACTTCGTGAGTATATGGGCCTGCTCCAGTTGTAGTAACATCACCCATCGCAGCAGCCATTAAACTAACAGCACCAAAAACACCCAATTCATATTCAATAGAGCCACCAGCAGTAATTTGACCTGCTGCCATAAAGTCTACACCTCTGTTTGGGTTTAAAGCATTAGACACTAAAGCTTCTTGAGTTCCACCGATAGATTCAGCAGTAACACCTGCTAAAACCTTCATCTGTGGAGTTGCTGGAGTCTCGCCCCATGTTGTTTCTTCTACGAAACTTAATTTTAAATTGCTTCCGCTTGCTGACATATTATTTTTCCTTTACAAAATTTATTTCATTATATAAACAAAACTAAAAAAAATCAAAAATTACAATATAGTATCTGGATCGTTACTCATTGTTCTATAAGTAATTTCAAATATTATAGTTGTATAAGTTACTGGAACATCTTGATCATCATCTGTTTCTTGATTGATAGACTGAATATAACAAGATTGAACCAAGCCCTCTAAGGTGCATGTTTCATTAAACTTTTTTTCAATTAAATTCTTAAAATTATCTAATTGGTCTTGATAATCATTTTTAGCATTAATAACGATGCTTAAACTAACATTAAGAGTTTTTTCTATAACAAAAGGAGTTCCTAAAGATATATTATTATAAGTTTCGTTTCCAGTGGTTACGATAAAGCAAGGCAAAGAGCCTTGTTTTAAAGCATAAAGATAATCATAAAATACACTGCCATAGATTTGAGGAATATCATTAAGCATTGTAATTATTTTATTTCTAATTTGATTTCTTGAATCCATTATACTTCTTCTTCTATGGTTAGGGTTGTAGTGCCATTATTATTATTGATAATTTCTTTTACAAAATAACTAACACCATTAAAGCTAACTAATGTATTATCTTCTATTGAATATTTATCTTTATCAGCAGTCTTAATAATTAATTTATTATTGACACCACTTACAGAAAAACCAGCACTAAAATTAGCCACTGACTCTTCATCTTTTATACAATAAATAGTTGTATTTAAGTTTGGCAAAAATAAAGGTTCAGCAAAAAATTTACTGTCAAAAATAGTATTAATATATTTATTGATAAGGCTCATTATTTTTTACCTTTTTTAGATACCTTTTCTTCAACGACAGGCTCTTCTACTTCTATCTCTACTTCAACAGTTTCCTCTTGGGCTTCTACTGGTTGTTCTTCTTCTTGAACTACAACCTCTTCTTGTTCTAAAGGTAACTCTAATTGCTCTTCTGTTATTTCAAAAGCAAGATTTAATTTAATTAATTTTTTACCAGTGCTTTCACTGACTTCAATAACTTCATTTTTATGACCAACTTCTTGACCCAAATTACAATCTTTAATTAGTTTAATTTTCATATATATTCCTTTTTTTAAAACATTATATAAAAAATACAATACAAAAGCAAATAAAAAAACCCAACCTTTTGGGCTGGGTTCTTTATAAGTTTTTAGCTATTAAGCATCAATATCTTTAGCTAATACGATACCTTCTGTGTGTGAAACTTGGAAGTCAGCAGTCATGAACAATTCAATCTCTAATTGACCTGCACCTAAACGGTATGGGTTCACAACTAATTCAATACCACCCCACTCAATGAAATGAGCCATAGAACCGTTGATAAGAGCCATAGCAGAAAGGTTAGTGCCTGTTCCCTTAGCATAGTCAGATCCAACTTGGTTAGATACATAAACTGGGTATCCATCGGCTTGACCGTTAGCATAGATTGGAGCACCGTATGTTGGGAATTGTTGAGTTGTCTTCATAGCACCAAGAACCTTGCTGTTAGTAATGAAAGACAAGCCAGCAGTGTGAGCATTGTTGCTATCAATTCTTGTACCAAACTCTACAATCTTAGCATAGTCCATAGCACCACCGTTAGCACCAAACTCAACGATTTCAGCACCAACAGTATTGAAGATACCTTGCCAGCCAGCAGTTCCGTTTAACAATTCGTTATCTAAGAACTCGTCTTTAGCCTTCATCAATTCTGTGCGAGCGATGTTTTCAATCATTAATGTTGATTGCTTGAGAATATCACGAGAAAGAACAACACGACCACCGATTGTCTTAGGAGTGAAAACAACATCGCCAAAGTCAGCATTGGATTCAGTAGCTCTTTGATTTTCTGTCAAGAATTGGAAAGAGTTCTTGCCAGTTAGTTTAGGATACTTAACAGAACCATAACCAGAAGCATCAGGCAATCTGTTGATTAAAGGAAGAACAACAGAAGTATTATACAACTGCTCAATAACTTGAGTTCTGTAATCTTCGCTTGCTGTTTGACCAGCATTGCCACCAACGGCATAATCACGAGCAAAGATTGACTTAGGAAGGATGAAACCCTTGCCCATTGTCTTATAACCAGCGAAATCTTTAGCCATTTCACGAGCCATGCCAGTGTGATAACCGTCTTTGCTCTCTGCTTGTTCAGCAATGAAGCCAGCCAATGAGAATTTCTTCTGTTCTTTGTGTGTTCCAGCATCTACTGTAGAAGCTGTGCTTGTTTTCTTTTCAATTAAAGCATCTTTAAACTGCTCTAATGATTTTCCAGCCTCAACGAACTCAACAGCTAATTCCATCTCGCCCACTGAACGGCCTAATGCTAATATTTCTTTCATGGTTAATTTTCCTTTATTAAAATTTATGTTTACATTTTCTAAAATATTGTTAGATTTGTCAAATAATTCTTGACTTTCAATCTTAACAGTGTAATCTGCTTTCTTTTCTTCTTTAGGCTTATAGCCGTTATCTTGAGAAGTTTCATCTGTGTATTCAATACCAACTACATCAGCCATTTCTTCAACTGGGTCAGTTTCCATTTCTGGAACTTCTGGCATCTCAGGCATTTCTGGTTCAAGTTCTATTTCAACAGTAACCTCAATGCTCTTATTTTCTTCTTGGCTTCTTAATATGCCAGCATTGTCATCAGCAGGAACTGAAACAAGGCTTAGTTCATAAGGAATAGTTTTTACCTTAACAACTGGTATGCCATCTTCTTCGCCAATTTTTACCATCTCTGTAATTTCATAACCAAAAGAAACTTTATTAAGAATCTTTTCATCAATCATTGTTTGATATTTTTCGGCTGTGCTTGATAATCTAATAAGGGCATAACCTTTTTGTTCTTCAACCCAAGCTTGTTCTACTACTCCAATTAAAGCATCAAAATCATGATTGAATAAAACGGCTGCTTTATTTTGTAATTTTGATAAATCCATATCGCCTTCGTCATGTCCAATAACTTCTAATACATCAGTTCCAAACCAGCGAGGATAAGGTGTTGTTGTGCTAAATATAATTTTAATTAAATTGCTTTCCTCAGTGCCTTGAGTTTCAATACTTAAAATTCTACTTTGCTTTTTATTATATTTAAGAGTTTTCTTCATATTTATCCTTTTATCAAAACATTATATAAATATTATTGAATATTATCAAGATTAGCATTATCTGGTTGAGGTGCTGGTGGAACTTCTTCTTTTAATGAGTCAATAACTTGTTGAGTATCTAAAGTGCTTGCATGTTCTTCAATACCATAACTTGCTCTTAATTCTTTTTCGTATTTCATATCAGCAAGAATATCTTCATATTCAACCCCTTGCTCTGCCAATATCTGTGTTCTACTTGCTAAACCGTTTTCAATTAAAATAACATTAGCATTAGCATCTTTGAGAGGGTCAACCCAATCCCATCTACGACCGTGGAATCTATAAGATGATAAGAATTTATCTAATTTAGTAACTGGTATAGTAGAGCCATTAATTAATTTAATAGCATTATTGAGCATAGCAGTCTCTAACCAATCTTCATAAATAGGTTCTAATATGTTTTCAATAAACCAATCTTGTTCTCTCTTGTATCCATCTCTTTCACTGATTAAACCAGTTCTTGAGCTTGTATAATTTACTGACTCTAAACTATTTGATAAAACAAAATAAGATACATTTAAACCAGATGCTATTTGCTTCAACATAAATTGAACATAATTAACAAAGTTAGATTCTGGGTATTTTGCGTCAAAAGTTTTCATTTCAGTATTTTTAGGCAATACACGAATATCGCCTGGGGAGACCTCCATTATGAAATTTTCCAATTCATCATCTTCTTCCACAATATCAGCTAAAGCATTAATAGTAGTATTTCCAGAGTCATCAGTTCTTTGAAGATAAATAGAGGATGAAGCACCAATTTTAGAAGCAATTAAAGCAGCTCTCATAAACTCTTGTAAGTCTGCCATTAAAGCAAAAACGGCATGTCCTTCTGGATAACCTCTTGTTTGTTCTGTAGAGGTTGCTTTAAATTTATGAATAATATCTTTAGCTATAACTCTTTCTCTTAGTGCTGTGTTATAACTTCCATTAACAACACTTTGCTGTTCTTTTAATCTTAAATGATAAGCAATAGGTTTTCCAAAAGGGTTTACTTCAACACCCATCTTTATAACATTACCGTTATCAAGGTTAGCATTATAAGAAATATCTAATCTTTGTGGATCTAATATTTGAATAGCATATCCATAAGGATTATCTTTGGTGGCTTTGCCACGAATTATACGAATTAATACTTCGCCATCTCTTGCTCTTGTTCTTTCTAATATTCTTTGTATTTCTCTAAATGAGTGTTTGCCAGTAATATCGCAGAACTTAGCTTTACTCCATCTATTGTAAGAATCTTCAATAACTTTATTACCAATAATATCTAAAGTCATTTGACCGTTATTAAAATCTTTTGCTTGAGAGTTTAAAACAAAACCAGTAGCCCCAACGATATTAATTTCTCTTTCAGTCAAGAACTTTTTCATAATAGGGTTATTCTGTTCAAGGTTTCTTGCTAATTGAACAAGTCTCTCTTGGTCGTTATAAATATCAGCATCTATTCTGCTGTTACCAACCACCCAATTACCCTGTAGAAAATTAGATTTTACTGCTTCAAAACTTTTTCTGTATTTCTTAATAGAGCTTTTTAAATTCTTGTATTCTTTTTCAGTCAAAATAACCTTTGACTCTTTTGGTGTATTCATAAGTTTACCAAACCAGTTTAAAACTCCGTCTTGTTGTTTTTCCATTTTACATTATCCCCTTATATCTAACTTTTAACTTATTCCTATTTGTTTTACCTTTTGTAGCCTTTTCCATATCAGCCAACTCTTGATTAACTTTAGAGATTAAATCTTTTTCTAAAGTCATAAGTTCAGTGATAGTCATAAGGGTTACAGAACGACCATTAATACTAAAGCTGTTCATAGTATCATCTAATCTGCCAGCTATTCTTTGTCTTACTACATCTAATAATTTTTGATTATCAGTTCTAAAATCATAATTATCAGTAGTTAGAATATTGGGCTTAATTTCAACAGAACCACCAGTGGCTTGTTTGACAAAGTTTTGAGCAGAGTTATAAAAAGCATAATAAACGGTATATTTACCAATTCCTAAAGCTTCTGTTTCTGTAGCAGTTCCAACAATTGACCATGTTCCATCTGCTTTATTATCTGCTATGATTTCTATTTTTGGTAGAGTGGCACTTAAAAAAGTAACTTTCAAATTTATATTATCAGTGCTTTTTAGTTCGTCATTTGATATTGTAAAATCAATATTATCTCCAGCAAAAAAATCAGCTATATTTGACTTTATTAACATATTTTTTAACCTTTTAACATTTAACAAAAAACATTATATAAAAAAAAGTAAAAAAAATCTAATTATTTAATACTCCAGTTTTTTCCTTTATTAATCCAACCACCTTGTTTTTGGGGTGTTGGTTTTGTAGGTTGGTTTTGTTGAGCCGTATTTAGTTTCTTTCCTATGTTAATTTCCCAAAGTCTTTTATAGGTATCTCCATATAATCTTGTTAGTTGAAAATGATGGGCTAATCCTAAAGCATAGACCATGCAATCAAGTGCTTCATTTCGAGTTCCAGATTTAGGTTTTACAAACTGTTCAACAATAGCACCTTTTACTTGTTTCTTAATTAATTTTTCACCGACTAACATTTCAAAGAATCTATCTGGTAATTCTTTTGAAAAATGGATAACCCTTGCTCCTTCTGTTTTATCATTGGCAAGTTGATTATTTAAATTGATATAAATATATTTTTTTAAAAGATGAGTATTGACTAACCAAAGATATAAAGGATTATTTACTTTAGAATTTTTTAAATCTTTATCAACTTTGCTACCCTCTTTCATATAAGTTCCAATATCATGAGAAGCACCTTTGATAGCAAAATACTTATCTTGATTTCTTCTAACAAAAGAATAAACGGCTGAGGTATTAGAACCACCAGTATCAATAGCCGCAGCTTTAATATAGAGTTCACTTCCTAAACTATTTTTATAAGGTCGTCTTATAATATTTTCTAAAGCATCCCATGTTGTTTGGTCTTCTGGGCTTCCGTTTACTTCGTCATAATTAACAACCCAAGTCTCGCCATCTTCTCCTATGGCAATTACTATAACAGCCAATCGGTTTGGTTGAGTATCTATACCAGCAAATAAAACAACAGCCTTATTATCTAATTCATAAAGTTTATAATCTTCTGCTCTATTTTTAATTTTAGTAGCTGATGGTTGTTCTGCTTTTTCATAATAAGTTTCGCCAAGTTTAGTATTTTTAAAAGCCTTTAGTTTAAATGGGTCATCTCTACATGCCAAAAACTCATTAGCCATTTTTTCCCAGCTATACCACCCGAGTGGGCTATAGAGGGAATTGATATGATAACCTCTTATTTCTTTTGGAGCATTAGGGTTATTGGGTATCCATTCGCCATTAATAAGCATCCATGTTTTTTTATCTTCTGTGATAGCACCACCACAAACTTCACATTCATAATAAATAGAAAGAGGGTCAACCTTTTCATTATCTTTGCCTCTATTGGTAATTTGAAATTTCAAGTTAGGAAACTTCAATACTTGTTTAGCTTTACAATGAGGACAAGGAACATGATAATATCTTTGATCTGATTCCAAGAAACTTTTCTCTATCGCTGAAAACTCTTGAATAGTTGGTGTAGATGTTAAGAATAATTTACTCTTTCTTCCAAAGGTAGACATACGGCTATCAATCAAAGATAGCGGATCGCCTTCCTGGTCTACATCAAAAGGGTAACTATCTATTTCATCAGCAAAAATATAGGGGGCTGAAATCATACGGAAACTGTTACCAGAATTAGCACCTAAATATCTTGCTGTACAGCCTTTGTATTTTTTAGTTGATATTCCATTATTCTTTTTATTGCTAAATATTTCTTTCAATACTGGAGATGAATCAATAATAGGGTCAACTTTTAATTGAGTATATTGTTCAGCTAAAGCAATCGTTGGTTGATAGCAAATAAAATTCTGTGGGTTATTATAAAAGATAAAGCCTTGCCAGACATTAGCAATAAATGTTTTACCAATTTGAGCACCAGCCATAAAGACAACTTTATTAATTCCATTATTGGGAGTTAAAGCATCCATAATCTCTTTTTGATAAGGTGCTCTATCAAGGCTAAACTTACCGGCATCACTTGTATTGGATGGATTATAAATATACTCTTCAGCAAATTGAGAAACAGTCATATCTCTTGCTGGTCTTATAGCAGTTCCAAAATAATTTACAAAACTAATCATTTATTCATGTCCTCTAATTTATCAGCAAGTTCTGTCAATACTCTTTTAGTTTCTTTAATCCACATCTCTCTTATAACCATTGGATCACTTTCAGCAGCAAAGATATTACACAAAGATTCAGGCATAGATAAAAACTGTTCTTTGACAAGGTTGGCAATAAGAAAAGCATCTTGTTCTACTTTTTCTCTTGGTATTAAATTTTTTAATTTTTCTTGATAATCTAATTCTTCTTTTTTAGATTTCCATTTTTCGCTTTCAGTTTTCCAATACTTATAATCTTCTTGCTGTGGCTCATCCCCATCAGTGTCTATACTGTTGGTAATCCTTTCGCTACTATTTTTAATTTGTTTTACGGCTTCGTCATAATCAATTAACCCATCATCATCAAATTTTAATTTTTTTAACCTAATTAACTTTGAAATATATGGAGGGCTTACATCTAATCGTCTTGCTAACTCTGCCTTATTTATTCTATCTGCCATTTGTTTTGTATCGTAAAATTGTTTTTAATTATAGAGTGTAAGGGTTATTTAGTCAAAAGTGTAGTGCTAACCTTAACTTAAATAAAAAATCA